GAAAAAGCGATTTGGGTTGGATGGTGACGGCGAGAAAACTTTAGAGGAATTGGGCTCGACCTTAAGCATTGTCGGGGAAGGAGTGCGCCAGATTGAAGCCAAAGCCTTGCGTAGGCTGCGCCATCCAAGCAACCGAAAATACTTAGAAGAGTATCTGTGAACATTAGCGCACCGGCCAGCAAGGAAATGCGATGAACCGCAACGAAATACTCGACACTGCGAAGGGCTTGATCAACGGCGACCGTGCAGAGACGCACGGCGATGCCCATGACATGCACGAGGTGATTGCCGAGATGTGGAGCGCAATCCTGGGCATCTCGGTCAGCCCGATGCGCGTTGCGCTGATGATGGCTGCGCTCAAGCTGGCACGCGCCAGCGAGAACCCCAACCACTCCGACAACTTCGTTGATGCGTGTGGCTACATCGCACTGGCCGGCGAGATGGCTGCGGAGACACCGGAATGACCGAAGGTGAACTCGACAACTACATGATGATTCGCGCCAATCAATTGGTCGCGGCCATAATTGATGAGGTTGGCATTGATCATGCCGGCCAGTGGGTTGAGTGCATGCTCTTGAGCATGCTGCGCCTTGTTGATTTGCCGCCGCATGAATCATCTGAATACTTTAAGGAAATGTCGAAGATGTATGTAGCGATGCGAGCAATGAGCGACAAACGCGTTTTGAATTAGGGTTCGGTGCGTTGTGAAATATTCAATTCTATATGCCGATCCGCCATGGCGTTTTCAGGTCTACAGCCGCGACAGTGGCTTAGACAAAAGCCCCGACCGCCACTACCAGACGATGATGCCATGCGAGATTGCGGGTTTGCCTATTGCAGACATGGCTGACAAGAACGCGCTGCTGGCGATGTGGGTCTATGACCCCATGTTGCCTGCGGCGCTCACTGTGGCCGAAGCGTGGGGCTTCAAATTTAAAACAGTGTTGTTCCGCTGGCTGAAGACCGGAAAGAACGGCAAGTTGGCATTTGGCACTGGCTATCACACCCGAGGAGGTGGCTGCGAAGAGTGCTGGTTGTTCTCTCGCGGCAAGGGGTTGCCGGTGTTGAACCACAGCATCCGCAAAGAGTTCTACGCGCCGAGGCGCGAGCATAGCCGCAAGCCGGACGAAGTGCCGGGGTGGCTTGTGGATTTATATGGCGATGTGCCGCGTGTTGAATTGTTCGCACGGACTGAGCGACCAGGGTGGTCCGCCTGGGGCAATGAAACGGAAAAGTTTTCATGACCACGCTCAACTTCAACGGCCAGAAGATCAACATAGAGGCCACGCTGCGCGATCTTGACCGCGCAGACTGCGAAGACAGCCTCTACACGTTCCTGCGTTCTGGGTGGCGCTACATCAGCGCGGCACCGTTCGTTGACGGCTGGCCGATTGAGGCTGTGGCCGAGCATTTGCAGGCTGTGGTCGATGGCGACATACGCCGCCTGATCATCAACATCCCGCCGCGTTGCGCCAAGTCATCGCTGACCAGCGTTGCGCTGCCGGCGTGGACCTGGGCGCAGAAGACCGTCAGCCCGACGAGCGGGCCGGGCGTGCAATTTCTCCATGCGTCTTACGCGCAGCAGCTATCGCTGCGTGACTCGGTCGCGTGCCGTCGCCTGATCGAGAGCCAGTGGTATCAGAGCATGTGGAAGGATCGCTTTCGATTAGTCTCCGACCAGAACACCAAGACGCGGTTCGACAACGACAAGCGCGGCTCGCGTCTGTCTACGTCTGTTGGATCGGCGCTGACGGGTGAAGGCGGTTCCGTGATCATCGTGGACGATCCCAACGCCGCCCAGGAGGCGTTTTCCGATGCGACCATCACATCCACCATTGAGTGGTGGGACAACGCTCTGTCAACGCGCCTAAACGATCCTAAGACGGGTGCATACATCGTCATCCAACAGCGGCTGTCTGAGGAAGACCTGACGGGGCATATCCTGTCGAAGGACGTTGGCGACTGGACGCACCTGTGCCTGCCGATGCGATATGAGCCCGAGCGTTCGTTCGTCACGTCGATTGGCTGGCAGGATCCACGCACGGAATCTGGCGAGTTGCTGTGGCCCGAGCGGTTTGGCGAGCCTGAAGTCAAGATGCTTGAGCGCCAGCTCGGGCCGTGGGCGACGGCAGGGCAGTTGCAGCAGCGCCCTGAGCCCAAGGGTGGCGGCATCATCAAGCGCGACTGGTGGCAGTTGTGGATGGCCGACGCTTACCCGCCGCTGGAGTACATCGTCGCGTCTCTCGACACGGCTTACACGACGCAGACTGAGAACGACTTTTCGGCGATGACGGTTTGGGGCATTTTCAGCGGCGACATCGTCGCTCAGAACGTCAAAGCGAACGACGGCGAGACGCGCCGGTCGTACGCTACGAAAGCGCCGTGTGCGATGCTGATGAACGGCTGGCAGGAGCGCCTGGAACTGCATGAATTGGTGCAGAAGGTGGCGAAGACCTGCAAGGACATGAAGATCGACAAGCTGATCATTGAGAACAAGGCCGCCGGCCACAGCGTGGCGCAGGAAATCCGGCGTTTGTTCAACCATGAGCCGTGGGCGGTGCAGTTGCTCGACCCCAAGGGCCAGGACAAGCTGGCGCGGCTGTATTCGGTGCAGCATTTGTTCGCCGAAGGCATGGTCTGGGCACCTGATCGCACCTGGGCCGACACGGTGATCACCCAGGTTTCGACGTTTCCCAAGGGAAAACACGACGATTTGGTCGATACAGTGAGCCAATCCCTGCGCCATTTGCGCGATTTGGGCCTGCTGACCCGTGGTGCGGAGTTGACGGCTCAGGTGGAGGGCGATATGCAGGTGAGGGACTATAATTTGCCCCCGATTTACCCGGTGTAATGATGGTTTTAGCGCAAGCGATTGTAGACGTAGTTTGGGCCCCGAATCAGGCTTCCCTGGCGGTTTTCAGGGTGACGGTGACGGGCCAGCCGCCCCATGCCAAGGAGCGCGTCTATACACTTTCTGCGAAGTCTGATACTTTGGCAGCCCAGGAAGGCATTAGGCTCTTTGTCGAGGAGATGGAGCCTTTGCCGGCAGTCTAAAAGGATTTGCATATGGCTCTGATTCCGGGTTTGAACCCCAACATTCGTTTGACTAAGCCCGAAGAAGAGCCGGGCATTGTCGGTCCTGACATCATCGTTGAGATGGCGCAGGAGGGCGGCGACGTTCCGAAGGTTGACGAGCAGGGCAACATCCTTGAGATCGAACACAGCGACGGCTCGATCACGGTGTCTCTCGATGGCAGGCCGATTGAAGAGGGCAAGCCTGAAAGTCGCGGCGGTTGGTTCGACAACCTCGTCGAGAAGATTGATGACCTTGAGCTTGGCCGCATTTCTGACGATTTGATTCGCGGCATTGATGACGACAAGATGTCTCGCAAGGAATGGATCGAAGACCGCGCCAACGGCATGAAGCTGTTAGGCTTGAAGGTCGAGCTTCCGGCTCTGCAAGGCGCGACGGACGGCGCTGCCGTTGAGGGCATTAGCCGCGTTCGTCACCCTCTGCTGCTCGAGGCGTGCTTGCGGTTCCAGGCGAACTCTCGTTCCGAGCTTCTGCCGACTGATGGCCCAATTAAGATTCGCAACGACAACAACAACGCCACGCTTGAGCAGGATCAGCTTGCTGATTGCCTCGAGCGCGACATGAACCACTACCTGACTTCGACGGCGACTGAATATTATCCTGACACGGATCGCATGTTGCTGATGTTGGGCTTTGGTGGCTCGTCGTTCAAGAAGGTCTACTACTGCCCGCTCCGCAATCGTCCGATCAGCGAATCGGTTGATGCGGAAGACGTGATCGTAAGCTGGGACGCGACCGATCTTCACAACGCCAAGCGTGTGACGCATCGTTCCTTCATGAAGCCTTCGACTGTAAAGCGTTTGCAGATACTTGGCGTCTATCGCGACATTGAATTGTCTACGCCGCTTGCCGCTGATCTCAATGCGGTTGATCGCGAGAAGCTCAATCAGCAGGGCATCTCGCAGTCGTCTTCCAATCAGGATGATCGCGACCGCGAGATTTACGAATGCTACTGCGAACTGAGCATCAAGGGATACGAACACAAGCACAAAGGCCGCGTCAGCGGCTTGGACATTCCCTACATCGTCACGATTGACGCTTCGACGAAGAAGATTCTTTCCGTCGTTCGCAACTACGACGAAGACGACAAAGAGATGCCAGAGGCCAAGCGCCGCTTTGTGAAGTTCTCGTTTAATCCGGGTTTCGGCTTCTACGATCTCGGCCTGCTGCACATCCTGGGCAACACGACGAACGCCGTCACTGCGGCGTGGCGCGAGATGTTGGACGCCGGCATGTATGC